ATGGTAAGTTTTCATTGCTACATTTTTAATCATTTTTGACCTAGTAAAACCACGATACACTACATATATTTCCTGTCAAGAAAAACTTTTAAAAATCGTATAACATACCGGAATCATTGGGGTCACTACATGTAGCGTTGCCAGTTGCGTTCAATTAACACTAGTTTTTTGAACGTGAGCTCACCGAAAATACCTTTGATTCCAACCAGGTACATGGACAACATAGCTTGATTGCACTCAACAAGGACCGAAATAGCATCAAGGATGCATGTATATTGCAATTTGAAGTCAGTGTCCTGGTCGTGCTATAAGTACTTGATATTGCTTGGCGCAAGGTGCTTTAGATCATTAATACTTGACCTAAAGCCTTGTAACGAAGTAAAAATGCAATAAGTTTACTTTTTTATGGGGGGATGGGGGTTACGATTGGAAGAATTTTAACTTACCACAACCCAAATACCCGCGAAAAAGGCCCTAGGAAAATTGGCCTTTAAAAAATCAGAAAGGTGATCCATGGCGCAGGGCAAGACCCGATCTGTGCGAGGTGGTTACAACAGGTCCAACGTCAAGCCTCACCAGGGCCTGACTGCAGTAGACATACCCGAAGAAGCCCCAAGCATTTCAATACTAGACAGAAACAACAAATTCTCTTTGATAAATTTGGTGCCTCCTGACTTTGCGGAGTACATAGCGTCGGTTCCTCCGAAGTATTTCACAATGAGCGAGCGGGAGCTCGAAACGGAGTTAGAACCGGATGAAATCTTAAACAAGTTAAAGCTCAGGTTTTGGGATGAATGGCAGGTCTGTATATTATCTGGCACAACAACCAAGCTTCCCATCAACGCGATCTTTTACGGTGTATGCACGGAAGAGTTTTTTTACGACAAGGTAATAGCGGATCCAAAGGGTTTAGCATGGGTGATTACGCCTCCTACTGATTACGTAGTAACGATGCGTGATGTATTACGCCAAGGCTTAGCTAGGCTAAAGGAGATAGTAGAGCTTCCTATAATGCTTGAAGAGCCTATCATGGCTCGGGGCAAGCCTGTCCGAGGTGATGATGGAAAGATAATGTTTAAGCGCACGATCCAAAAGGGTGTGATTACGGAGCTCAGGCAGATTGTAACTTTACTCACGGACAGGGTGCATGGTGCAGTAGTGCAGCGGCTAGACGTAGAGCAGAAGAACATAAGTATGAGTCTTACTCCTGAAACCGCACGTCTGTTAAACGAGCCTCCTCCAAAGGATCAGCCAATGCTTGCGGTGCCTGATGATGAATTAAGTGGGATTGAGGGCGAGTTGAGCAAGTTGAATAGGCTCTTAGGGCCGATGGCTGAAGAGGGGGCGGAAGTCGTAGACGCCAAGGTAGAGGACGAGTAATGCCTGCAATAAATGTGCCAACAAACCTAAAAATCCCGGCTGAAGACAGGGCGCTGCTTTATGCCAAAAAGAGGCAGCTCGAGGAGCAGAGGGCTTCGGTGGTTCAGGGGCTTCCTCACATATATGGTTGGCCCTGGTATGCTTGGGCCAAGGAATTTCACGATAGTTACAATCGCATGAAGCTACTTGTGGCGGCAAATCAGATTTCCAAGTCAAGTACGCAGATACGCATGATGATAAAGTGGGCTACTGACAAATCTTGCTGGCCGCACATCACGAATAGGGACCCGAGGCTCTTTTGGTATCTCTACCCGACGCAGGATGTCATCAAGACCGAAGTAGTGACGAAGTGGATACCTGAATTTTTACCCCGTGGGGACTTCAAAAACGACCCTACGTACGGTTGGGAGCTCGATAAGGACTCCAAGGCCATCCACGGCATCCAATTCAATTCTGGGGTGTATTTGGGCTTCAAGACGTATGGTCAGCGCGGATCGGTGCTCCAGACCGCAACTTTGGACGTTGTCGCATGTGATGAGGAGCTCCCAGAAAATTTATACGATGAGCTGGTAGCTAGGTTAATTGCCACGGGGGGCATATTTTCGATGGTCTTCACGGCCACATTGGGCCAGGAGACTTGGTGGCGGGCCATGGAGGCTAAGGGCGATCAGGAGCTGTTTAAGGACGCTCTGAAGATGAATATTTCGATGTATGACTGTCTTTACTATAAAAACGGGAAAAAATCGCCTTGGAGTGAGGCAAAGATCGCTAAAATCAAGAGAAAGTGTAAGAGCAAGGCAGAAATCCTTAGGCGGGTGTATGGCCGGTTTATACGTGATGAGGGGAAGAAATATCCTACTTTTCAGCCTGAAACGCACTTTATTAAGCCTCGGACCATTCCCACAAGCTACAAAGTATATGCTGGGGTCGATATTGGGTCGGGAGGAGGCGAGGGTCACCCGGCTGCGATTGTATTTCTCGCTGTTTCGCCGGATAACAAGATAGGGTATGTGATTGATGGCTGGCGTGGGGATTTAGCAATCACTACTAACGGGGATATACTTGAAAAATTCAGAAAGATGAAATATAGCTCACCTTTGAATAAATATCATATAGTAAATCAAGCATATGATTGGCAAGCAAAAGATTTTCTTACTATTGCCACTAGGTATGGTGAACCTTTCGTCCCGGCTAAGAAAAACCAGGAACGTGGGGAAGATATGGTTAATACCCTGCTTAAATGCGGGATGTTATACATATTTGATACGGAAGAGCTGAGGAAATTGGGTAGTGAGATGATAAGTCTTCTCTCTTCAACACCTAAGACAAAGGCTAAAGACGATTTTTGTGATGCTACGCGCTTTTGTGTGATGAGTGTGCCTTGGGACTGGAGCATGATTGAGGCACTGGAGGAAGGTGTAGAAGAACTTGAGGAAAGACAGATCAAAGAGGAATTTACAGAAGAAGAGCTCCTTGAAATGCAGATAAGAGAGCGTAGGGGCGAAAATATTCACGACGATAACGACGATTGGGGATTTGATAATGACATCGACGAGTGGAACGAAGCCTATGGTAGTTAAATCAAAGCGAGGGGGCAGAAGGCCAGGTGCCGGAAGACCTCCAGGGGCAAAGAATAAGAAGCCACCCGCTCCGAAGAGGGCGGTAGGTAAAAAAGTCTTTGATAAAAATTCAGAAAATGGCTTGCCTTCGCAGAAAATTATTGACATTATTGATAGATGTAAGTCTACTAATGTGAAAAGTCTTAAGTATGGAAATCTTGAGATTGAATTTACAGGAAATTCGGTGCCTATCACTGAGTTTAATCAAACGGCCTCGACGAACCCCGAGACTGCACCTAAGGCTGTAGCAGCCGATAAAGAATTGACAGAAGATACACGTCTTGCCCAGTTGATGATGGATGATCCTCCAGCATTTGAGCAAGAAGTCATTGATAGTCACTTAGGGTGGACAGCGGATGCCTAAACTTAAGATTCAGGATTTAAATAAAATTTATAGCGAAGCTGATTTAGCAGATAAAGATGTCTTCGCTGAATTTAGATCAAATATTTTGCTCATATCAGGCGAGCACTATTCCAAGCGTAAGGCGGGGGTGTCCAATAGGATACGGGCGTCAAAGACAAACCACGAATACCAAAAATTACGCTTAACAAAAAACCATACACATAGAGTTCATCGAAGCTACGTATCAAATATACTAGCTCATTCACCTGGAGTCACAGTCGGGCCTCAGAATGAAAATGAACTTCAGGATCAAAAGGCAGCGGAGCTTAATTTAGCTGTATGGCAAGACATAAAAAAAAAGAATAGGTTTAAGGAAAAGGTTAGGCAGTGGTGTCATAGTTTTGTAGGGATAGGTGAGGTAGCAGTTAAAGTATTCTGGGATGCTACTAAAGGAGATTTAGTAGGGTATGAGCCACAAGCTAGTGAAGATGGTTATCCGATCCTAGACGAAAATAATCAACCAGTAGAAGACGAGTCAAAGCCCATTTTTTCAGGGGCTTTTGTATTTGAGGAAGTTTACGGTTTTAATCTTCTGAGAAAAGTAGCTGCGGGGTCCATGCGCGATAGCGAATGTTGGATCGTACGCAAGATGACAGAGACAGATGATTTAAAGCGTAAATACCGGGATGATCCAAGTAAACTTTCAATGATAACTGAATCGTCACGAGGCGATTTTATAGTTTTTGATAATGATAAGGGTCGATACCAAAAAACAGAGAACCAAACTCTTCTTAGAGAATTTTTCTTTAAGCCTGGTTTCGATTATCCAAACGGTTATTACTTCATTACAACTAATGAAGGTATTTTAGAAGAAGGTGAGCTTCCCTTTGGGATTTGGCCGCTTCGGTGGCAAGGAATGGACGAGCAGCCTACAGCAGCAAGAGCAAGATCCATCCATAGGGTGGTGCGTCCGTACCAGGCAGAAATTAATAGAGCCTCTAGTGCTCAGGCCCAAACACAGATCACGATCGGGGACGATAAGATTCTCTATCAGTCTGGTAGTAAGTTGCAGCAAGGAAGTTTACTGCCTGGAGTTAGAGGTATTGCATATCAGGGGCAAACACCTACCATTTTACCAGGTAGAGATGGCTCTCAGTACACACCTTACGTACACGATCAGATTAACGAGCTTGATAAGGCAGTAATGCTTAATGAGGATGGCCAGGAAAAGGGTCAGTCCACTACAGATAATTATGCACTTTTATTTCGTAGTCTAAAGCAGCAAAAACGCTTTTCGGAGTATGGTGAAAAGTTTGAGCAGTTCTTAAAGGACGTGTGTGATCTTACACTTTCACTTAGTAGGCTTTATTTACCCGATGAGGCTCTCATATACGCTGTAGGAACGAAGGAATTAATAAACATACCTGAGTTTAGATCAACCACTCCCTTGGAGTATCTGATTAAAACTGAGCCTCAGGATGAGACAATTGAAACTAAGTTTGGAAAGCAGTTAGCCCTTAACCATGCTCTGCAGTATGTAGGAAACAACTTAGATAAGAATACAATTGGCAAAATGATGAAAAATATGCCTTTTGTTAGCACCGAGGATATATTCTCCGAGCTCACCATTGATGAGGATAACGTACGTAATGATATGTTAGCCCTTGAGAGAGGTGAGATCCCTACGATTGAAGAAGATAGCAACCACGAATTTTATATACATAAATTTGCCCATAGGATGAAACAACCTGATTTTAGGTTTTTAGATCCTGAGATCCAAGAACGCTATGGTTTAGTGAAGCAAATTCATGCCCAGATTTTTTCCAAGCAAATTGCTCAGGAGCAGGCAGCCAAGGACGGGTTTATTCCTGTGTCGGGAGCGATGATTGCTACAGATATGTATGTACCTAATCCAAAAGGCCCTGACAAGCCTGCTAAACGGGTTAGGATACCTTACCAGGCCCTGGACTGGCTTGTTAAGCGGCTAGAGAGCCAGGGTGCTTCCATGGAAAAGATGGAAGACATGAATAAAGGCACGATAGCGGAGATATCCAACATGCTTTTAGGACAAGCGCAAGGCATGTCTGGGCAACAACAAAATAGCGCTTTTCAGAACGCGCCGAACAGCGCGGTGGGAGTTTCATAATGGGCGATAACCCAGATGCAGCAGTCGATACAGGCGTTGTAGACCCTGGCACAGTTGATGCGGGGACTACAGAAAATTTAGCAGACCCTAAAGTTGCTGACACATCAGTCGATACAGGCGTTGTAGACCCGGTTACGGATCCTGGTACAGTCGATCCGACTACTGGTCTAGCAGGGGCAACAAAGGACCCTGATTTAACCCCTTCGGAGTATTCACCTAACTTTAAGTATAGGTATGCTGTAGAGGGCGCTAAGCAGGTCGAAAAAGAGATCGAAGATTTATATAAGCCTCTGATTAAAGATGCAGAGACTGAAAAGGCGGTTAGGGAGCTACATGAAAAGGCCTATGGTCTTGATTTTGTTAAGCAGGATAGAGATAGCCTAAAGGGTCAATACGAGGACGTTTACGGGAAATTTCAGGAGCAAACAAGGTCACTTCAGACAGTAGGCGCGTACATAAAGCATAAGGATTATAATTCAGCATTTGAAGTATTAGGGATTCCTAAAGAAGATGTGTTGAACTATGCCTTAAACTTAGTACAATACAATAAGATGGATCCACAGCAGCGGCAAGCTTATGACCAACAGAACGAAGAACGGTCAAGGTATGCAGCTTTGGAACTACAAAATCAGGAATTAACGCAGAATTTCCAAAATTTTGCGGTTCAGCAGCGCGAGATGGAAGTTAACAATCTGCTTATGCGAGAGGACATCGCTCAGGTAGTTGATAGCTTTGACCAAAGAAATGGAGTCGCGGGTGCTTTCCGTAATGAGGTTATTAAGCGTGGTCAATATTATGCACAGCAAGGCCAAGATGTGCCAGTGAATCAGGTTGTTACTGAGCTTTTATCATTGGTAGGCCCACCGCCCGCCATGCAGCCGCAAGCTGCAGCCACCCCTGTTACGCAGGCAGCGCAACAGCAGAAGCCCGTAATACCTAACATAGCTGGAAAAGGCACCTCTCCAGTTAAAAAAATCCCAAGGAGTACTGATGATTTGAGAAAATTGTCCCAGCAGATGACTGCGGGGACTTAAATAGTATAAGGAAATCAATAACATGGCTACAGATCGTCTGTTTCAGGACATGTTAAACGAATACCTTACCAATGAGCTTCTCGCTGAGGAACTTATTAAAAGGGATTACGTTTTACAAAAAATAGAAAAAGATAATACGTGGAAAGGCGGAAAAATTCCTGTGCCTTTTAAGGGTGCAAATGCTTCTTCCGTAAAATTTGGAGCTCTTACTGCAGCTTCAGATATTTCTTCAACCAAGCCAGTTCGGGGTAACATCACGGATTATGTTGAGGTTTGGGGAAGTTTAATCTTTAATCACAGGGACTTACAGGAACATAATGGGCGTATCCCAGAGACAACATTCCTTAAGATCCTTCCTGACGAGATCGATGATTTCATGGATTACATCAAGCATGTAACTTCTGTGCAAATCGGTACTGGTCCTCATTTTGCAGTCGTCACTGATGCAACAGATGCAGCAACAGGCATCATGGTTGTTGATAAGATTGATCGTTTCATCATAGATATGCACGTTGTTATCGACGATAGCGATTCTGCATCACTTGATGTATACGTCACTGCAATAAATGTTAACACTAATGAGGTTACTTTTTCAGCTACTCGCGGCGGCGCTGCAGTAGACCTTTCAGCTTACACAGTAGCTCAAGAAGCTAAATTCTACTACGATGGCGTAACTGATGGAGCTGGAAACTTCACAACGTTCCTTTCTATTCGTCGCGCACTATTAAGTGCAGCAAACGGCGGGGACGCAAACCTTCATGGTGTATCGAAGCTAGCCTACCCTTACCTCCAAGCGGTAAATGTGGACGGCGGTGCTATCACAGCATCAAACATCTTAGATAAGCTCTTTGATGCATACACAGAAATACGTACTAAAGCGCGTGGTAATGCACGTACTATCCTAATGAGTTTTAAGCATCTTGGTTCAGTCATGAAGCTTATTGAAGCTCAAAAAGGACCATTCTCTGTTTCTAAGCAGCCTGAAGCTTCTCTTTATGGTTGGACAGAAATTGAGATTACATCGGTTAAAGGTACGCTTTTGATCGTTGGTATCCAGGAATGGGATGATGATGTTATAGCCTTCATTGATTGGTCTTCAATGAAATTTATGACCAATGGTTTCTTCAAAAAGAGAATGTCTCCTGATGGCCGGGAATATTTTGAAGTTAGAAATACTTCGGGCTACCAGTACATATGTGACGTTTCACTCTTCGGAGAGATGATGTACAAAAAAGTAGGTAACTGCGGAATTATTTACGACGTAGATTACTAAGAATTTAGGAGGGGCCTAGCCCCTCCTTTTCTCGAGGACAACATGGCAGATACAGGTCATTTAAAAACTCAAGCGCACGAGCTAGTAAAACAGCATATAGAGTATGATCTACAAAATCGCCCTGAGTATATTTACACAGGACATTCGGGCCTCGAAAACGGAGCTCCTTGCTCTGTAGTACGTTACTCGTACGACGGGGTTACTAGTAGAGTACTATATATGAAAGAGTTTACTGGAGTATGGGATTCAGCTTGGGAGCTATTTTAAGAGGAAAATAACGGATGATTTTCCAACACAGTAGATTTCAGGTATGGGGAAGACAGCAGCACCCTTACTCACATAACCCTGATGAATTTTATTATGGACATACTGCGTTACCACCTGGAGTTAATTCCATGGGTGCTACGCTTGATTATATTTTAGCAGTTCTTTACCCAAAATCGCAGCCAGCGGTGGCAGATGTTGCTTCATTGCCTGCAGCGGGTAACACCATAAATGATATGCGTGTTGTTAACGACGATGGGGACGGAAAAGCAGCTTCCTATCGGTGGGAGCAAAGAGAAGGGGATCCTGCGGCCAAGTGGTATAAAATATACGACGTTGACTGGGGGACTGATGGAATACTACAAGCTTGGGAAATTAAAACCCAAGATATTTATATCACCAAAGGTGGCTACGACGATAGAGATTCAGCCGGAGTAGTTATTGCAGGTGATTTAGCTGGCCAAACACTCTACGGCGGGGCTAGTGCAGGAAGTAATTTAACCCTTAAAGCTAACTCGGGTGATGGGGTAGGGGCAGATACAGGCTTTCTTCAGTTTGCAGACCAAGTTAGACCTATCTCAGATAACACTATAGATATAGGCACTACAGGGCGTAGGCTTAAAAAAGTTTGGGCTTACGAGTACCAGGCTGGAACTTTGGTGGTATCAGATGGATCAATTACAGATAGCGATGGCACTATTGATTTTGGCTCTACTATTCTTACCAGCACCGGAACAATTACGTCAGGGACACTCACCCTTAGCGGTGGCAGTATTTCTGATACTACTGGCGCTATTAGTTTTGGCGATGAAGACCTCACTACTACTGGGGACGTAAATGCAAATAGGGTAGTGGCTACTGCTGCAGCGAGTAGTTTAGCTACTGGTACTACGGTAGGGACGCTTACTCTAGCTGATGCATCCATTACTGACTCAAGTGGTGCAATAAGTTTTGGAGATGAAAATCTCACAACAACAGGCGATATTACAGGCGATATAATCACCGCAGCTAGTTTTAAAACAACTACATTAGATATTACAGCAAGTACACTAACCGCAAGTGGGCACCTTACCTTAACAGCCGGTGCCGTAAATAATATTTATGCTCAGAAACACTTGATAGGTCAAACTGCCTACTTTAACGGTAGTGTACAGATAGATAGCGCAGCTTCTCTTGATATTGGTAACATGCAGATGGATTCCTCAGGTATCCACATGAATGCAGGTGCCGATATGGAGGTAGGAAGTTCTACCGGAAATATTATTACTCGCTCAATAAAACCGGTGGCAGCTTCTACGTATGACTTAGGTAATGCCACCGATCTTTGGAGTGAGATTTATTTTGATGGGGATCTTAAGAACGCTACTCAAACTATTTCCAATGCTACGCTCTTTTCATTTAGAGATGTTAACGTAGCGGTGGCCGTAGGGATGGCACCATTTTGGGATGGCAGTAAGTGGGTTCCTTCAATCCCAGATACAGAAGTTACACACGGTCTTTTAAGTGGGCTAACCACAGGGGACGCCGGACATACTCAATTTGCTCTTCTTGCGGGTAGAGTAGGTGGGCAAAGTATTATAGGTGGTACAGGTGCTAGTGAGAATATTACACTTCAGTCAACTTCGAATGCTACCCGTGGGTATATACTTTTAGCTGACGATTTACACCCATTAACCGATGCTAGTTATTCAGGTGGATGGGCGGGAACGGACATAGGAAGTCCGGCAAAGAGGATAAGGCATACTTACACAGTAGGTGAGGCATTTGGTCTTAGATTAGAAAATTTAGGTGCTAACCCAGGATCCTCTTCACAGAGTGTAGGCCGGGTAATCTTCAACACTGCAGACAAGAATGTATACGTTGATGATGGAACGGCAATGGTTAAGGTTGGAGATTCCATCAGGTATGAAGAAGACCTTGTATGGGATGGGATTGTTACTTCCAAAAATGTCACAGTAACTACTTTTAACATGGACGCCCGAAAAGCTATTTGGGCGCTTATGGATAATACGAATAATTACGAGAGAGTTTACGGAAAAATTACAGCTACCGGGGCTGCTGCAGTTACCGTTGCGGTCAATAAAGTGCTCAGCTTGAAAATTTAGCTTCCGATCCTACAGGGGTTACAGGAAGGGTTTACTTCAATACAGCTACTTCACTTACTAAAGTATACGACGGTACTAGTTGGGTTAATATGGCTTCTGGAGCTCCTGACGCTTCCCCTACAGTATCAGGGATAGTTAATACAACTACCCAAAGCTTCGGTGGGGCAAAAACTTTTGTAGACCGATTAAATACCTCCGATAGTCTAGGAGTAGGGTTCTCCTCTGCTATGTCGGAAGATCTTCCTAATGGATGGGATACATCAGACTATACAAGGATAGTAGCAGAGGCCTTTAGTGGTTACGACACTGGTCTAACTTTAATAACCTCCAATGGAGGTACTGCACATTTATGGTATGATCGTAGTGCAGATTACAAGCTTAGAATTGATAATGATAAGGACAGTGCTGCAGCAGACATAATGTTCAGGACACGTACAGCCGGAACTCCTGTAGAGGCTATGACTATTGGGGGCGATGGTAATATTGATATGGGGTATGCTTTAACAGTAGATGGTAATATCGCTACTGAGGGAAACATAAATATAGGTAATGATACTTCAGGTAGCAGTCATTTGTTTATCAAGGGGAATACCACCGGGTACGTTAATGCAAGCGTAGTACTCGAGGAGCATAATAGTGCGACACGAAGTACAGGTATGTTCTGCCTTAACAGCCCTGGAAATGATGAGTGGTTTGTTGGGCTAGACTACACAACGGCTAACAATCTTGCTTTTATATACACTGCTCAATCTTCACATAGTTCAGCCATGGTATCTACCGGCTCTAAGTATATGTTCTTAACCCCGGCAGGTTGTTTATCAATTGGTAAAACAACTCCTACGGCCAGCAAGTTACACGTTGAGGGTACGGGCACTACCGTGCGTCTAACCTCAACTAATAGTATCGCTGAAGTTGTAACAGGCAGTGGTACTGAGGCGGCAATGTTTGCTAGGTCTGACGTAGGCCCAACTAGTTCAGGGTACTATAAGATAGTGGCTTTTTCTGCAAATAACTATGCAGGGGACGCAATTATACAGTTTAGCCCTACGGGAAATGCTGCACAGTTTGCTGCTTATTCTGACGAAAGACTTAAAGAAAATATTGCTGATTTTGACACATTGGAAGATCTCTGTAGTTTGGATGTTAAGCAGTTTAATTTTAAAGCTAATTCTTCTGAGGTCATAGAGCACGGGTTCATTGCCCAGCAGGCTATAGACTATTACCCACAGATAGTGGATGAGGGCGGGGACGCCGATGAGGAGACACCTGAGGATAATCCTTGGCGGATTAGATATGGTCAGATGGTTCCATATCTTACTCGAGCGATTCAGGAGCTTAACGCAAAAGTAGTGGCTCAGCAGGTTGAAATAGACGCACTAAAGGCAGAATAATGAATACTAGGTGGTTAGCAACTCTTTTTCTTTTCAGGCACGTAGGAACTCCCTACAAGTGGGGCGGAAATAACCCCCTTGAAGGTATGGACTGCAGTGGGTTTGCTATTGAATTTTTAAATTCATTTTACTCAAGAATTGGTGACACAACAGCCAATGGACTTAGAAATATTTTTCTAGCAGATAAGGTTGATACACCTGATCTTGGGAGCTTAATTTTCTTCGGAAAAAATGGAAAAGCGACTCATGTGGCTATCGCCTTAAATGAATCTTTAATGGTAGAGGCTGGCGGGGGTGGGAGAAAGACCAAGACTCTCGAGGACGCCGCAGAGCAAGGGGCATACGTAAGGGTAAGGCCTATTTCTCGGCGCTCTGATTTAATGGGATATTATCATCCAAAGTACAGGTGGGATTAAATGCTTACACTTTCATATGGTTTTAAAAAGCCAGAATCAGGCGATAAGGGATCTGTATTTTTCCCTGCACTTGAGGATAACGCTCAGCTAACCAATGACCATACCCACAACGGTACTAATAGTGCCAAGCTAACTCCAGTTGCTACTTTAGTACTTACAAGTGATGTACTAGCTGCAAATTGGGTAGCGCAGGGGGGTGGAATATTTAGACAGACTATCACTATGCCAGCAGGCCTCGAGTATGATACTTGCGTGATAGGCTATAGGGAAAATACTAATAGCGAAATGGCGTATCTGCAAACTGAGAAAGTTTCGACCAATTCATTCTATGTTTACAGTAATGATGCTACTAAAACATTTACAGCGGTATATACTTCATGATAGTAACGCAGCCAGCTACATTCGCGAGCTTCCATGGGGGAGTAACCGACTACTACCTAAATGGCCCTTTGCACAAGTGCAGAACGGCCAATAACCTTGATATTATTCCATGGGGGAAAATAGCTAAGCTTTCCAGTAGAGCAGGCTCAGAATTTTATGACTCCGATAACCCACAGCTACCACCTGGAAATCAGAGGGTGGGGACGCTTAAATTTTTTGAAGACATCCTTCTTGCACACACGGGCAGGAAGATGTATTGGCTTGATTCAGCTTGGACAGAACTGACAGGCCCAATTGGTATAGGTCAAACGTCTGGGAACGCGCTGTTTCCTTCAACCAACACAGTAAACAATGTTGTTTCCCTTGGTGAATGGAATAAGCACTTATTCGTAGCTTCAGATGGGTACACTAGGCCTCATAAAGTATATGTAGATGATTCTGGGGATATCCAGCTCAGGACAGCAGGCCTTCCTACTCTTTCAGATAGTTTTGTCATATCCACGGGCACTGGGGCTACAACAGGGGCATACATTTACGCTCTTGTCTTAGAGTATACTTATAAGGTGGGGACAGTAGAGCATAAGGATTATGGGCCACCGGTATATAAACAATTCACCAATACCTATATTACTACACGTACGCTGGGTACTATCGATTCTTTGGTTAATGATAATACCGGTAACGTGGATGATAATTACGATACCTCTAATATTAAGGTAGGCATCTACCGTTCTATTGATACTGGCTTAGAACTTTATAAAGTAGGTGAGATTACTAATGGTACGACTACTTTTATAGATTCTGTCACAGATGCTACTCTTATCACTAATGAAACCTTATATGTCACAGGCGGTGTGGTTGATAACGACCCTCCTCCAGCATGTAAGCTTCTTCATATTGTTGAGGGCACCGGGTATTTTGCCTGTATAAAAGAGGGCACTGAGCTTTTGACTAACCGGCTCAGGCAGTCCATCGATGGGGATATTGACTCAGCCCCTGCATCATTTTACGCCGATATTGACCAGGATATCATAGGGCTATCTTCAGCCAAGGGAACTCCAGTTCTTTTAGCCGAGGATTCAGCCTGGAGGATTGATGGAAAATACGACGAATTAGGTAGAGGGGGCATGATCCCCGAGCGAATATCTGATACTGCATCGTGTGTGTCTTCGGGGTCCGTAGTACAAACTTTTGAGGGTGTTTTTTGGGCTGGAAAAGATGGCTTTTATTATACCGATGGATATGTATGCCTCAAGCTCAATGAGGACCAGGACAGAAGCTACGCTGAATTTGTAAGCACTGCTGAGAAAGCTAGACGTATCCAAGGACGTTACGACCCGGTTACAAGACGTATTTACTGGACCCTACAGGGCAGTGGTGCTTCTGAGTGCGACCGCACTGCGGTGCTTTTCTTAGACCGTGGAATAAGTAAAAATTCATCATTTACATTTTACTACAACGAGGACGACGATAACTTTGCTCCTACAGCGGTTGAAGTTGTAGATTCAGAGCTTATCCGAGGCGATAAGCGGGGCTATGTCTTTATACATAAGCCTACACTCTACACAGACCTCAACATAGACCTTACCGCAGCCCCTGCGGACTGGTATCCGGTTGCAATCCCATATAAGTATGAGTCGTGCGCTACAAATTTTAACGACGATTTTAACCGAAAATTTGTAACTTGGGTTAACGTCCAATGTAAGAACGAGACAGACCTTGCTCTTCAAATCACGTCGAACAATGATGATGATCGGCTGGTTAAGGACCTAGCTATCATCAACTTCAATGCCAACATGGTATGGGGCAATGTGGCTGAGATATGGGGAGATGGTACTGCCATTTGGAATTATCAGGGCTATATTGAAGAAATGCGTAGATTCCCGGCGGGTAGTTTAAGATGTTCCTATAAGGGGCTTATCTTTAAGAACGCTTACGCCAACGCTTACAATTCTGATTTACTAGGCACTTGTGATGTAGATTCGACTCTTAAGACAGCAACTCTTACAGGCGCTTCCATGGAATGGCCTGATGGAATACAGGGGTATTATCTTTCTTTCACAAGTAACCCAGAAAAACAGTTTAAAATAAAATCACATAGTACAAACGTTATTACCTTTGAGGATACAGGAAATCAGTCAGTAGATCTAAGTAGTAGTGAGTGGTATATCAAGGGCTATCTTAAGGACCAAGTATTTAGTCTTCTTTCATATACTATGCATTTTGCTCCGATCAGCAAGACACAAGATAAATATCAACCATCGGAAAGTAATTCATTGAGCAGCTCATGATAAATTTGTTTACTAAGCAAATTACCGACGTATACATCAGGAAGAATTTTCTGAGGCTGCAGAATTTTATCCGAGAAGAGAATGTACTTAAATCTAACTTTAAATTTTTTACCATGGCACTGACTGCACCAAGTTATCCTTCTACAGTTAAGCAGCCTCATTTACTAGGTTATTTACCTAAGGATGCTATCGTAACTTCCAATAAGGGCACTGGGGCGTATACCTTAGAGTATAATCAGTTTGATAATGAGTATATATATGTAACTATAACAGGGCCTGTAGAGCTTCGGATGTTTCTAGGCACCTACTCAGAGGGTAGAACAGTATGAGATATTGGACATACGCCGAGATCAAAAGTAAGGTAGAGACTGATTTAGACCTTCAGTCTGAAACCTTCATAACACCTGAAGAGATGTTAGCCTATTGTAATGAAGCCATTGATGAGACAGAGGCTGAGATACATACTCTCTATGAAGATTACTTTTTAGATTCAGAAGTTGTATCAATTGTAAATGGTACAGATGGGTATGCACTTCCTAGCAATATTTATGCACATAAAATCAGAGATATTATCTACCGAAATGGTGGAAATATTTGGCCCCTCAAGCGTATCAGGGACTGGAAGAAAATCAGAGATTATTCAGTTTGGAAATACTATGGACATGGCCAGGTAACAGAATATTTTATCAAAAATTCAATTGTAGGTGAGCCTCAATTTATACTTAGTCCTCCTAACCTGGAGACTGGAGATTTTTTAACAGTTTGGTACCTACGTAATGCTAACCGTATGACAGATGAAAATTCAGTGTGTGACATCCCTGAGTTTGTTAGTTTTGTTATAGTCTTCATGAAGTATAAGTGTATGCAAAAAGAGGGTCATCCTAGCACACCTGAGATTATTGCAGACCTCGAGCAGCAAAGAGGTCAGATGAGAGCAGTTCTTTCAGGCATGGTAGCCGATAATGATACTGAGATAGAGGCTGATTACAGTCATTATAGGGAGCATAGCTAATGGGTTTATTTGGCGGAAGTGGTGGCACAGGCATCAACTTTGGGGGCGGTGGGAAAGCCTTCGGTGGGCTTGGTAGCCAACTCAACAAGGGCTTAGGCGGAATAGGCACTGGCGCTCAGGGCATCTTTAGTGGTGGTGGAATGAGCTTACCCGGGGTAGTGGGATTACCCGGGGGTAGTGGTAGTGGTAGTGGTAGTGGTGGGGGCTTTGGCTTCAACCAGCAGCCTTTACCACCTGCTCCTGAGCGACCAGCGTACAGACATGCCTTTGAGAACATCGACAAGGGCCGCCTAAAATCAGCTTTCACGATGCAGGATCCTCAGGACATAGCAGCGCAAGGGGTAAACTTTAACGCTCCTGACATGTCCAATATGGAGGCCGTATCGGCTATGAGGGATAGGGCGCTCTCTACTGAGGACAGTCCTTGGCTCAAGATGCAGCTCGAGCAGAATGAAATGGATAAGATGGGGATGCTTGATTCCATGAATATGGAGCAGGCTGGAGCTCAGGCAGATGCTAGGGGTCAACTAGCTATGCGCGGCGGCATGAGTACAGGTGCTAGAGAAAGACTAGCTAGTTCAGGTGCAAGAGATTCTATGAGAGCTTCTCAGGGGATTTATGGACTTAAGCAGGCGACAGACCTTCAATCAAGGCTAGCAGATCAGAATACCAAGACAGACCTTCTTAAGAGCACTGCAGGCCTTGAGGCTGATATGGGTAAATTTACTTCCTCAGGTCAGTTAGATGCCTCTAAGATAAATGCAGCTAACCAGCTTGCAGCGGATCAATTTAATACACAGGCTGGGATGAATACAGACCAGTACAATATTGGAAATAGGTTAAAAGGGCTAGAGGGAATTAATCAGGCCGATTATAACTACTATGCAGAAGACCAAAAAGTACGTGCTGCTGAGGCGATGGCACGGGCCATGGGTCAAAGCGGTGGTGGTCAAAGCAGTGGTTTAGGTGGAATATTATCAGGTCTTCCCATCGTAGGTGGGTTATTAGGCTAGGAGGAAGTTAGATGCATCCAGCTTTAATAGGTGCTCTTATAGGCGGCGGAGTAGGGTTACTAAAGCAATCAGGGGACCAAAAGGCAGCAAATGAGGAACGGCGTATCAACGCTGAAGCCATGCGCTACAGCCCTTGGACGGGTATGCAGCCTGATAAGCTAGTAACAAGGGATCCTTCTCTTCTAGGTAATGTGGCTACAGGTGCTTTGGGTGGGGCTAGCTTTGGCTTAGCTAATTTTGGAAAATCCACAACTGACTCCGATTCCACAACGTCTACTGCTGAATCCGTAACAGGGACTGGTCTAACTAGTGGGGCCAATACTCCTCAGACTTCTGCAGGGGCTGCATATTCATTTGATCCTACCTACGGGGGTTTAAACCCTACAGGTGAGATGGATTTATACCAACGCTCTCTTATGCAAAGCCATAATCCTTGGCTCTATATGAACTCACGTAGGCCTGAGGCTGGGGCTATACAACCACCTAAGCTAGGTGGTTACTAAGGGGTAGACATGGGAACTCGTATTCCAACAATCCAAGATGATCCAGCTCTTTTAAAGAGAAGGATGCAGACATACCAAAAGTTGGGCTTTGACACTCCAGGTGCAAACCAAAAAGCCATGGGTGATTTAGAGGCCCTTAGTCCTTATACATCCGGTGCAGGTAGGTCTTTTGACCCTGAGGCCGAACTTGAAAGTGCAATACGCACAATCCAGGCCCAAAAAACTCCAGCAACAGCTAAGGTAGATTCCCTTAAGAAGCTGATGCAGAACTATGTAAATACTCAGGGATCCAAGACTAGTGTCCCTACTTCATTTTCAGACTATGAGCTTCTTAAGAGTTATGTTGAGGATTCTCCACTTGAGGCAAGGACATCCACAGTAGCCGGTATGGCAGATCAGATGGAAGCTGTTGAGGATATACGTGCACAGAAGGAAGACCCAGACCTGAACCTAGCACCCTTGATGAATTTAGCGGATACTTGGTTTGGAAGTAATTTAAGTGAGGGGTATCAACCACCACTTAATAAGGATCAGTTAGCAGAGATCGAAAGAGAACTGCAGTCAGGTCTTAACCGACAGCAGTGGGGCCTTTATGGTAGGGATATCGATCTTATCAACGCTCTGAAGTACCAAGGCCAAATAACCTACGGTTCTGAGCAGGGTAAGCAAGATACTCAGCAGATTGCCCCTAGTATAACTATTAAGAATCCACCTGCGGCGGCGGCTAAAACAAAAGGTAAGTCAGTGGATGAAACAGCGCTTGCAGATAAGCTTCTTAAGAGTACAGGAGCTAAGACAATTGGTGGTATTATATCATTTAACTCAGCACTTGATGGGTATATAGCCTTAGTAGATAAGTTAGGTCTTTCTCCTATTGGGGCTGACAAAGATACCTTAGATGCAGCCTACTCGGATCTTAAGACCTCCTTTAAAGAGGCTAAGAATTTAGGAGCTCTAGCAGGTCCTGACTTAGGTATCCTTTTGGAAAGTATGAAGCCTGCGACGTCAATCACAGGTTATGTAGGCAGTAAGTTTGGTTTTACAGGCGGGGTTAAAGGTATTAAAAACGCCGCCAAGGTTATTAAAGAAAACGCAATACAAGATTATTCTCTGAATAAATCAAATGTCCAAAAAGCATTTGGTGGGTATGGGCGCACCGACCAAATATTAAATGACTGGGATAGAAGAGCTAGAAGCCTTGGGGTGATAAAAGCTAAGCCACAGGGACCTAAAGAGCCTCCTGTAGGGACTATACAGGGTGGGTATCGTTACAAAGGCGGTGGCGCTGGAAACAAAGCAAATTGGGAAAAGGTTGACTAATGGAACCTTGGGAGCAGTATAAACCAGTAAAAGAGGCAACTCCTCCGTGGGAAAGTTACGACGGAACTGCAGGCGTACAGACAACGCAGCTTGACGACGAAATACTCGAGGAGCAGCACCCTGATGTAACTTTAGCAGACCGCCTCAAGATCAAATATTTTTCCAATGACCCTGCGGGGGCTGTTAAGTATCTTCAGGAGCAGCACCCAGAGCTAGAGGTTAAGTCTAATGACGCGGGCAGAATACTTATCAAAAGCCCAGGGGCTACTCAGTATAGAGTACTAGACCCTGAGGGTTTCCAAGGCCCTTACGAATTTTCCAAAGATATTTTAGATGTAGGCTGGGACGTCCCCGCGATGGCCCTTGAAACAGCAGCTACTGCAGCCGGTGGTATTGCTGGAGGTCTTGCGACCGCACCTACAGGCCCAGGGGCAATACCAGGTGCTTTAGGCGGAGCGGTAGTTGCAGGTGGCTTAGCTTCAGGTGGGATTGAGGCTGCTAGACAAGGGATAGGTAAATACTTAGGGGTAGGTGGAATAGACCCTACTATGCTAGGGGTTTCTGCAGCTACTGGAGGGGCCAGTCCTTTACTATTTGGTACAGGTGGAAGAGCTTTAAAGTATGCTGCTAAGAAGGGACTTTCCTCTGAGGCTGCCCAGCAATTGGCTAGAGCTCAAAGAGGGGCAATAGGACATGCTTGGGCTGGTACTGAGGCATTAAGGGATCTAGGTGCTGAGGCTCTTTCTGGGATAGACCGTGGGGTTCTTAAATGGGCGCGTAAACCGGGTAATATCCAAAAGGCAGAGGAAGTTGCAGCCATGCCTGACGTCGAAATGGTGGGACGTCTTAATGAGCTGAAGGAAGAAGTAGCCGATAAGATGATGGCCGTCAAGCAGGAGGCTGGGGCAAAGATAGAAGATATTGCGGTGAATAGTGAGGCGCTTGTTAACGTCCGTCCTGGTATTGAAGCATTGAAGAAAAATATTGATGATTACACAAGGCTTCTTGATAAGGATGGGGGTAACACAGAATTTAACCGAGCTTCTCTCGAAGAAGCTCAAAGTGCACTTGCACCTTTTATACATACAACTGACACAGGGGCCTCAGCCACAATGCTTGAAGCTCCTGCAGAAGTAGCATGGAGGCTAAAGCAAACCCTATCTAATTTAGGTAAGGTGGAAAAAGCTGGGCTTCTAACGCCGGTAGGTCCTAAATCAAAAGCAGTAGCTAGTAAGGCTACCATAGGATCAACCCGAAAAGCAGCCAAAAGCATTAATGACCAATTAAAGAAAGAGCTCGGTAAAGTTTTTGAGGATAATAGTAAAGCCTACTCGGTGGCTACAACGCTGGAAGAATCTGCAGGTAAGATGCTTAAGGATCCTTACGCTGGAGTGAGAGGTATTACTTCTCCTCGTAAAAAATCAGCTAGGGTAGACGCAGGGGCTATCGATGAAATGCTAGAGACTGATATTCGTGAAACAGCAGATCTTTTAAAGGCTTCTGAGCAGATAGGCTTTCCGGGCCTTTTAGCAAAGAGCAGTGATAGTGTAACAGCAACCCTAAGGGGTGGGGCGGCTGCAGGCCTTGGTACAGCAGCAGGGTATATGGCCATGTCCAATCTTTTCTCGGGTGAGGGTGGTGGATATTTAGGTGGACTATTAGGAGCTGGGGCTGGCCTTGCACTAGGCGGTCCGAGAGCTATGAAACAATATTATAAATTTGGGCAGGGGCTTGGTAAAGTTAAAGACATAGGTCCGGTGTCCATCCCTAACACTGCTGCTAAAAGCGCTTGGATGGGACTTAGACAAGGAGATAGGCCATAATGGAAGTAAAGATAGATGCAACTCCAGTTAAAGAGGGTGAGAAGAAAGATACACCCGATAAGTGGGAAATCGAATCTTGGTGCAGAACTCTTGTCGAAGCGGAAGAGATTAAAGCTGATAAAGATAAAATGGCACTGGTTAAGCCCATGATGGCCAAAAAAGCTAAGGCCTTTTCTAAAATCTCTTCACTTGATGATCTGAGAGAAGTAGCCAATAAAAAGATTAAAAAAGAGGAAGAGTGATGCAAATTGCAGACATCGACCCGGCTCAGGATGAATTTACCGAGGATGAGCTCGACGCAATGATTGATGTTCTTGAAAAGGCCGAGGCCATTAAAGAGGACAGCGCACTGCTTAAGATAGTCCAAAGACGTATGAAGTCTAAGGTAAAGTCAATTGAATCACTTGCAGATCTAAGAGCAGTAGCTAGTGAAAAGGCTGCTGAGGAGTACTAGTGGTAGCAGGCTCAGCACATGTAGAGCATCTAAGGCGTAATGACCCAATCCTCTTTATTATTGAGGATAGGTGGACAGATACGTCTTCGGTGTATATCGGTAAAACCCCGCTGTTTACCACCTCAACGTCAGAGCCTCTTTGGCAGATTGAAAGACAGACTTTCGATGGCTCAAAGATTGTTACCGAATTTGCAAACCATGCCAAATGGAACTGCATATGGGATAACCGGGCAGCTTACTTTGGGGCACCTGGCGGTGTAACATTTCCAGGTGAAACTGTCACTGGGGTATTATACCCATCCGGTCTTAGGGTAGCTGGAAAAGTTACCAAAATGTTAATAGGTAATTCTACGTGGGTAGAATTACCCACTACGCCCTTGGCCAATAGGAATGCAATATCAATCCAAAATCAAAGTACACAAGAAATCAAAATAAATTATGACATCGGTGTAGCTACCTTTGAAGGCATGAGTATACCTCCAGGCGGCGAACGCTTTTATGATATTACCGATTCAATATCAATATATGCCAAAAGTGCATCGGGTAATGTTGATATATTAGTGGAAGAAATTTCATGACAAATATTGTTGGAAGTGCAGGAGCTCAGAACACTAACGTGGTATCTACCCCGTCGATCGATAATTTCACGACGGGCCTTGCTAACGTTGAGCAGCCCTACTCATTTCCAGCAGGAACTAAGCGGTTTAGCCTTAAGAATAGAGGAGCAGGCCTTCTTAAGATCAGCTATACACTGGGAGAATCTGCTACAAAATATTGGACTATTCCACCCGCTTGCTCCTATGATGAAACAGAGATAAACGTAAATACTCAGATAATTCTATATATGCAGTCACCTATAGCAGCGCAAACCCTGGAGGTGATATCATGGAGCTAAAGAACTTTTTAAATCAGCCGAAGAAGGCTTATATCTTTAAATCCATGTAAAGGAGTATCAAATGGGTGTTACTAACAGATTAGTCTATGATCCTACCGATGCTAACACGATTGCCGCTAGTTCTACTGTCGGTTCTCATGTCTTGGCCGGGGACGACGGAACGCCTATCGGGCACGTATCAGACGCACTTAAAGTCGATATTGGCTCGGTAGCAGACCTTGATATTAGAGATCTGACTCACGTCAGTGATAGTATTAAGATTGGCGATGGCACTGACTTTTTAGCAGTTAACGCAGATGGCTCTCTCAATGCAATAGTAACTGCTACTGACCTCGACATTAGAGATCTAGCTGCAGCTACCGATTCAGTAGAATCTTGGACACACGACGGCGCTGGAAATGCAATCGGCTCAACTACAGGCAGCCTAGATGTTAATGTTACTAATGACATCGACGTAGACGACGGAATTGCAAACACAGCTATTGAAAATACTGCAACAGCGGTATCTACTACAGCAGTTAATGTTGTTGCTTCTGCACTTGCAAATCGTAAGTACTTAGCAGTGGCTAACAATGGAAACAAGCGTGGTTATTTTGGTAAGACCGGCGTTACTGTTGCTAATGGCTTTCCTCTTGATTCACAGATGCAGCAAGTTTGGCGCATAGGGCCGGCAGTGGCAGCACAGTTTATCGGTGGAACAGGCGCTTCAGCAGAAGACTATAGAGTAATGGAACTATCCTAAACAGTGGGGCCAGCTTAGGCTGGCCTTTTTAAGAGGGGTTATGACCGAACAACTTACATTCACCGAGCAAGAAGCACAAAAGTTAGCAGACTTTTTTAACTTTGTTTTTAACAGAGCGACATGGAATGGCCTAAATAGTAAGGACGTAGTTAAGCTAACAGGCCACTATAATTTTATGCACTCTTTTCAAAAGAAAGTCGATGATCATATCATGGAGCTTAAAGAAGTACTTAAACCACCTAAGCCACCTAAACTTGTGAAAAAGCCTAAGGCTAAAAAATGAGTAACTTAAATTTTATCGACGTCCTTAACTCGGATGGCAACCAAGCCTCTCTTACTGTAGGTACTTCCGCAGTAGAGTTAAAGGTAGGGGCATCCCCTATGGATCTTAGACAGGCAGTGACGATGCAGCCAAAAGATACCGGTGTTTTTTGGGGCTATACCTCAGGGGTTACAACTTCTACAGGTACAGAACTATTTAAGGATCAGTTTTTGATGCTACCTATAGGCCCTGAAGTTTCTGTTTACTTGGTTGCTACAGGCAGCGGTAAAGAAGTTAGGATTGGAGAGCTTGCTTGAGTAACTGGCTTCAAACACTTGTGGCGCGAGCAATCCCATTTGATAATGATACTAATGGGTATGAGTCGGAAGACCTGCAAGGAGCGGTTGAAGAAAGCTTAACCACAGCAATATCTCTTCCAAGGTTTCCCACAATGCTTTTAATGAACGGCAGTATGTCAAACGGGGATTGGATAACTTATTCAAATCTTACTCCTGATTCATCAATTTTAATTCCTATTAAATGTGAGCTTAGGGAATTTTCGTGGGCAAATACCCGTACGTCTGTTGACTTTGATGCTGAATTTTATAAAAATGGTAGGACTACAACTAAGTACGCTACTCGCGAGATTAGAAGTGGAACTGCTAAATCGGGTATTATTACAGGTCTTACAGATGCATTTGATGCAGGTGATTCACTTGATTTAAAATATATTGACCAAGGTACAAATGCTTCAGACCTAACCGTAGTTATGTTTTTTCAGGCGGTGGTGTAATGTTTACAACGTGCAAGATCAAGAATATTAGTGGATCTATTACTACGCTTCACGGGCATGAATTCGCTATCGACGAAATATATACCATAGCCGATAGTGCAAGGGTATCGTGGGCAAGTGCAGACCTTGTTCTTGCAGCTATTGTTGCAGAAGACTTTGAGATCCACGGAGAAGACGGCGCAATCTCAGGCACCTCCGACCAAATAGATTGGCTTAAGTGTTATATGCCACACTTGATGGAGATTGAAAAAACTCCTCCCTTTGCTGAACCGACGTATAGGTCTAAATTCACAGGCACTGATGAGGCCGTTGCTGTTTCGATAGATGACTCAGAGCATATCGACTACGAGGTAGACGTCGAGCGCTATGTGTATGGTGGGGAAGTAATCGCAAAGAATGCTGAATTTGGCGATTATATGACTGCCTGTATATATGATAAGGATAGTGTAATTCCTTCAGCGTACAGATCAGCTCTTTGTGAAGACTGGCCTACGGTAGCAACCTACGTTGAAAAGCACTGGATTACATGTACTGGCAGTAACCCAGTAGTTAACGTAATGAACACATACCCTCTTAATGCTAAGATCAGCGCAGGTCTTTATATGCGGATTACCTACCATGCAGCTAATACAGGGTCCGAGAGGTCGGTCCTAGTAAACTACTTTATGAGCAAAAAACTTTGATTTCATTTTTATTCACAACGAGCAGTCTCCCTTTTTCGGCCCTAACTAAATGGGGCTTAAATACAGACTGTTCCCACTTTGCTATCGGATTTGATTTAGATCAACCTTCGGGGATTATATTTCACTCTGACTTTATGGGGTGTCATATAGATTTTTACTCAAATTTTGTCAAAAAGAATAAGGTCGTCCACAGGCTTGAATTTAAGGATAGGCTAACCCTTAGAGAAGAAGAGAACGTCTACCAGGCGCTAATTTCAGGGGCCTATAAAAAGGGCTATGATTACGGGGCTTACCTGTTCTGGGCATTTAATATTCTGGGCAATAAACTCTTTAACCTAAAGATATCAAAGAAAAACCTCTGGCAGTCTAAAGATTACTACCTATGTACAGAAGTTTATTCTACCCTTGCTGGATTAGAATTTTCAAAAAATGTATCGTTCCCTAACGTAGATAACACATCAATGCTTAAACCTCATGACCTTTACGAAGAGCTTAGCTGCTGCAAGTTTCTTGTCGACTGTGCTATAATCTAACCATGGATGAACAACTTATAAGATCGGTGGCTCTCGGGGTGGGGGTGGCTTTAATAGTCTACTTCATTAAATCCTATTTTGATGGCATAAAGTCAGATCTTAAAACCACGGGTAAAGATGTTTCAGAACTAAGAGGATCCTTTGAACCTCTTCGACGAGATATTAAAGAAAATACAGTAGCCCTAGCTGCAATCAAAGCAGAGCTTACTGCGGTCTGGCGCTACATAGATGCACCCAAAAGGAGTAGTGATGCAAGCGATGCTAATAAAAATGGGCCTGGCTATCCTGACTAAATTATTGACGGAAAAGTTTTTATCTAAAGTTACTGTTCACTCCCTATGGTTTTTATCCAAGCTAACAAGCAATAAGCTAGATGATAAAGTTACTGCAGCAGTAGCGGAATCTCTTGACGTAACGGATTATAAATAGCATTATGGCTGAATGAGCAGCGAAACAGTTTTTAAAAACCGGATACGTCCTTACCTAGATAGACTTCCTAAGACATTCTGTGAGAAGATACAGCAAAAAGGTATCGTGGGCACTCCTGACTTTTTGGTATGCGTTAACCGATATTATGTTGCGCTCGAGCTCAAAAAAGATGTAAAGTCAAACCCCTCTAAAATGCAGGTTTATAAACTTCAAAAGATATACGCTGCTGGGGGAATTGGCCTAATTGTATCACCTGAAAATTGGGAGTTAATTTATGAACGACTCAACTGTATTGCCTGTGGAGGGAGCGAAGAAGGATCTAGCTTCAGTGAGCTACGGGCTCTTTCAAGACGACACCTTTATGGGAGCAGTAGCTAGACTTACTGCACATAAATTTAAAGACCCACGCACTACTCTTCATGTTATGAAATTGAGTAAGGCGGTGTCGGAAGAACTTACCTGCGCGCAGAAATGTTTTATCACTACTCTTAAAGACTATGCTGAGCTTGACGATAGTGGTGAGATCAAAGCAATGAAAGATAAGCCAGGTACTTACAAGATTAAGGAAGCTAAGGTTAAGGAATGGCAGACAGCATTTAATGAATTTAAAAGCATAAAGTCTAGTCTTAACAGAAAGAAATTAGCATTTGAAGATCTTGATGGATTTACTGTATCTGCACTTGAGCTAGACGCACTAGGTGGATTGATTAAGGTTGAAGAAGATTAGATGTAAAAGGATTCATTAAACCTAGTTTTTTGAATCCTTACCTTTTCTGTTCAATTAACTTTTCATTCTTGAACATCATTTCTACATTCTTCCAACTTTACTAAGTTTGGATGATACCCATAATGCTTCACTTGCTTGTCATATTTCTCACACCAATGAGGTTCTTTCTTGTCGCTTTGATCATACTCACAAGGTTTAAGAAACGGACATTCATAATAACAAAAATCTGGTTGTGTCATCTTCAAAACCCCTTCTTATTCTGAAAAATTATGTTCAATAATCCATGCTACCAGAATTTCAATTGACTCTTTTAATTCATCCTTACTAAACTCATTTATATAAGCTATCAATATATCTAAATTGATAGTTTTTTGATTAATGTCTATACAACGCATCTTCAAAATTCCTTACCTTGTTGAACCTTCTACCCATTCTTTTTTATCTGCTAAGCTCTTTTCACTATACTCTACAGTGGCAGTTAGGTTTAAGTTTTTATGTTTGTACACCCTTTCCATAATTGACTTAATCTCTGGGATAAGGTGCTCTTCCCCGTATTTCATCTCAAATACAAGTTCGTCGTGAATGCAAAGAACTTGCCGGGTTTCTCTATCTGCAAGTAAATCATCTATCTCATTCATAGCTACCTTATTAACATCAGCGCAGCCTCCCTGTATTAGTGCGTTTGGAGCTCTGTAGTAAAATTCCTTTTCCCCAGGCCGAGGCACCGGAAAGTGTATAATTCTTCCAAGCCAGTTTTTAATATGTCCGGCAATCCTTGCTCTTTCTTGCACCTTGTACATAAACCGCTTCATATTAGGTGATGCAGCAAAGATAGCTTCCCTAATAGCCTTTGCCCTATCCTTACTTACCTTTAGGTTAGCAGCAAGGTTAGCGTCCCCTGAACCATAAAGTACAGCAAAGTTTGCTGTCTTAGCCTGCTTACGAGTAATAGGCATTTCAGGGGTGGATGCAAGCTCTGCAGTAGCTGTATGTACATCTAGGCCTTGCTGGATTTTTTTAATAAGCTGAGTAGCTCCGCAATAATCCAGCATCATTCGATACTCTTGCTGGTCGTAATCTATCATCAAAAAGAAAAACCCCTTTGGCGGAATAATAGCGCGCCGTACAGGGTATTCATCATCTTGGTCTAAAAGCTCTTCTTTGGTCAATTGCTGAAGGTTAGGACCGCTGCAGCTAAAGCGACCCGTTTTAGTCCCCGCTTGGTTTAGACTTGCATGTAGTGTATTTTGCTCGCTCTTAAAGTATAAGAAGCCATTAAAAAAATCAAGATACTTTTTAGTAGATCTAATATCTAAAATCACAGCAGCCATTGGGTGGTCTAGCCGCTCTAGGACAGAAGATTTATAACTTAGGTTTCCTGATTTTTCATTAACTACGTCAGGCATAAGGTCTGGGATGGATACCCCAAAGGCCTTAGCACTATCTGTAAATGGATGCCCGGTTTCAATCTGAAACCTCTCGGTAAGTACCTGAAGCCTAGCATTATAAAAATCTCTTGCCTCTTCACAATAAGGAACATCCAAGCTTACCCCGTAGTGTTCCATGTGGAACACTGTTTTTACTAACTTTAATTCATTATAATAGCAATGTTTAAAATTGTTTGGGATGTCTTTCTGAGCTTGTGATATTTGCTTACACCTTATGCGCTGGCGGTTACCAATCTGAAAGGTCATCCTTCCGTCCTGCTCACCATAGGGACACAAGACTTCATAAGGAACTTTTGACCAATCATATTCCCTTACCCTTTTTTGCTTACCGGGGACCTGTATGAGCTCCCAGTGCTTATGCTCTTTAAGCCATTCAACTACTGCATCAGACTTATCAACTCCGTATACCTTACCTACTGAATTTAGAGATAGGTCAAAGCAGTTATTATTTAAAAGGCGCTCAACCACCATCGTATCGTGAATAGTACCACCTAAGTATAAATCCTCTAGGGCAAGCATCTGCATATCAAACTTAGCATTGTGCAAATACCATAGTTTTTCTGGATCCAAAAGAATTGGCTCTATATTTAACTTAAACGTTTCCCAAGATAAGACAGGGTTATCGTCTTCGTAATCTTTAAAATTAAAGTAATATGTTTCGAACTGTGAAGCAATGATGATTGCTACTATTCTATCCCCACTATGCCACTTAAGGCCTGTAGTTTCTGTATCAAGGCTCAATACTTGCTCTGTCAGCAAGGCCTCTCTTACTAAAGGCAGATCTCTTTGTAGTACTGACATTTCTCTTAGTTCCTTCATATTTATTTAAAAGAGCAAGAGCCTTTACGATTTCTTCTGGCTTTGCTTCTTCTACTTCCCATGGTACGTCGTACCTACACGACTCAATCATTCTATTTACGATATAGCTAAGACTCTGCAAGGTACTGTCGTGTATGCCTCTAAGCCATTCAAAGTTACGTGGAGTTAGGTCTATCAAGCTAGGGACCAAGGAAGTTACCCCTAGCTTTAAGCGCACATGCTCACTAACATCCTCCTTCGGCGCGTCAACAAGGATACGCTCTAGTATCCACATTTTAGATTTCTTAATATCTTTAACACCGAGAAGAGGTAAATCAATTCCTCTTCCCTTACCATTACCAAGCCCTACCTGCTTGATGCGTTGCTTAAGAACCTTACGTACACTGTCCCTACGCATAAGTGTTTCTTTGATATGTTTTTCTTGACCATCCATAAGTTCGTTCAATTATCCTTGGTTCTTTATAACTAACATTTACACCAGATTTCGTTAGTTTGTGTGTGTTCAACTAACTTTAGTTTCTTTATGTTGAATACCTACCGAGCATATAGACACCTAAAGTCCATACAACCCCGATCCAAAAATTAATATCTGATAAAAGCTCCATATTTAAAATCCCTTGGTTATTTATAGTACTTCAGTTAAAACGCGCCATTCTTTAATCTTAGCTCCCCAGAAATGGGCGCCATCAAACGTGACCTCAACTGGTATACCCTTTAGTCCTGTTACATCTTCAATTTTTGCATCAATCAATCAATAGCTTTGATATTCTAAGCGTATTTTCTCCGTGAAATTTAATACGTTCTTCTTCTGTCCATTTACAGTTATCAGTGTGTTTAGTATTAGCTCCCCAGAACCCCCAGAAGTCACCTACTTCCCATCCTTCTTTGTCACTTCCCAGAATAAAACCAATACCAAACATAGCACCTTGATACCCACCAAAACCATAACCTACATTTTGTATTTTTCTTACTCAGTTGAATCGGCTAATATTGCGTTTCCGCATGTTATTCTGCTTTCATCTTCTTCTTTTGATGCGATAAATACCAATACTTCATAGCCAACCTTTTTTAAGGATTCCTCGGTTTGTTTGTAAGGATAGTATTCGGTATAATCGCCTTTTGTTTTAACTCCGTTTATGATTGCCGACTTTGTTTTGTGCATAGGAGTAAGCTTGATTATGTATAAATCAGGATCAAAGAAATCCAACAACACATTTGGAAGAATTTCGTAATCAGCAATAGCAAAGTTTAGTGTAATTTTTCTACCCAATGGTTTAATACCATACATAATCGAAGATATTTCAGATAATGAACATGCGTTTCCTCCGAATATTCTTTTTCTTTCTAGTTCGCAGGTTGAGTTTATACTAAGCTGCAACCCTGCATTACCTTTGCAAATACCATTCTTAATTCTCATCCACTCTTCTATGAATGATTTTAGGTTTTTGTTTTTTCTAGGCATCATTGTTGAAATAACAGGATGAAAACCAAAAGACCTACTTTCAAGTAAAAAACCTATTTCTTTCGTGGCAGCAAAAATATTAGGATTCCATGTAGGTTCCCCCATTCTGGCGTAGTGAAGATTTATTCTTTTTGAATGGACAACGTAGGGATGTAATGACATTGCTGTTTTTACTTGGTTAACTAAATCATTAAGGGTTGCGTTTTTACCTTTTCCTACTTTGGGTACATCGCAAAAATTACAGCCCATAGAACAGCCATATTGAGTCGATATTGTTATCACCCATTTGTCTTCAAGTGGTAGTAATTTAGTATGTCTAACCTTTTCAGGTTCTCTGCTCAATCCCATTGAGTCGCATTTAAGATTTACGTCTTTTCCGTAATCACTAATGGAGAGACACTCCAATTTACCCTTTTCTCCAGCGACGATGAGTATGTTACCCGTTGGAACTTCTATATTTTTTAAAATCTTCAAAATTCAAATATCCTTAGTTTTTTGAGTGGGAATAGTCGCCCTGCTAACGGTGTAGGCGATTTTTGACTTAGTATCCTAGGCTTACTTGTCACCGCTATCCCCATTTTGATTAACCCCTGCTAAAGATTCCGCTTTAGCTTTAACGGTCGGGTCAACCGAGCTATTTGTCTCACCAGAGTACAATCACTTGGAATCGAACCAAGCTCCCTTCACACCAGTCCTCAGCTACCGACCGGGAATCGAACCCGTACTTTCTTTTTCAAACCTGTCTACAAAATTTTTATCAGTCCTGATATATTCCTGTCCGTTGTAATCTGCATCTGTTCTTTGGTAGGCAACACCTTTAACCCATGAACCATCTAGTTGCTTAACTAAAACTTTTCTTTGTACACGGTAAAGATGTCCGTTCCCTTTGTGTCTGTAATCTTTATCAAATTCAATATTCACTTACCATCTTCAATTATCCTTGGTTTTATGCATACAATTAATCTCGCATTGATAAGATACGTTTCCCCAATTATCCACAATTGTCATTAGCCTATTCTTGTTTCGTAACTTTCCACATTTTCTACATTTGTTTTTTCTTCTCATATCACTCACCTTTATCGTTCAATTACCTTTACTCAGTTGAATCGGCTAATATTGCGTTTCCGCATGTTATTCTGCTTTCATCTTCTTCTTTTGATGCGATAAATACCAATACTTCATAGCCAACCTTTTTTAAGGATTCCTCGGTTTGTTTGTAAGGATAGTATTCGGTATA